CTGCCACGTTGTAAAGAAGGCGGAGAAGAAGCCAGTAGAGAAAAAGTCAGAGACTAAACCTACTGAAAAGAAAGCCGATACAAAACCTGTAGAGGCGAAAGCGGCTGATAAGCCTGCAGCAAAGCCGGCAGATAAGCCAGCTGAGAAGAAGTAAAGAAAAGGGGCATAAGCCCCTTTTTTATTAGTAAGCCGTTATACGGTCTTGATATCTATCTAATGCTGAACCTGTATGTTCAGGTCTTGGCGATGCTTTCATCGGTACATATTTTGTAGTACTACTGTTATTAACGTTATTAGATATAACAGTATTTCCAGAGCCTCCGCCCCCTCTTAAGTGCTCTCTACCCATATCGACATTTTCAGTAGATGTACTTGCTACCGTCTTTCCAGCAGTATCAACACGTCTAGGATCAACTGAAGCATAATTACTTCTCGCAGCTGCCGCCTGTTCAGTACTAACACCTACCACAGGTGTTAAACCGGCTATCTTCATCAGGGCATCTCTACCACCAAGCTTTTCAATATCACGTGGTGAACCATTTTCTAAAGCAGCTACAGCTTGTTCTTTTGTAACCCCTGCTTTAACAGGGTCAATAGTAGGTGCAACATTTTCTCTAAAAGCTTTTTCAGCGCTTTGCCCGGCACCCTCAGCCATCCTATCCCCGTATCCTGTTTCCCCTAGAAACTCACTAGCTTCATATGCTCCTAAAGCCAGGCCGGCTCCCGCTAACAAACCACCGCCTATTTTTAACCCCATACCTAATTTACTAGCGCCTCCTGGTATTTTAGATGTAGGTACTTTACCTCTAGGTTTTTTATTAGATGGTGCACCGGGACCGGTAGGAGTACGTCTCGATAAGTTAAAACCAGGTATACCAGATAAGTTAACACTACTTGGGGACACTTCATTAGAAAAGGAAGGTGCGCTTCTTTGCGATGTTAATTCATCAGGTGTTTTTGGCGCAAGCGCTTCTCTAATAGATTTTAATTCAATTAATTGACTTTTTGTTACATCTAATAATTGATTAGATACCTCTAGGTCCGATTTTGATACTTCAGCTATAGCTTCTTGTGATGTAACTATATTATCTGACTCCGGGTTAGTACTAACTGGTTTTTGTCGGTCACTTGAAACCTTGGCTGCTCGTTCTTTCTTTTCAATATCTTTAGGCTTCTGCCACATATCGTCACCCGATTGCGCAGATAGACCTTGAGACAAATAATACTTAATACCACTCTCTATTTCATCTCCTAGATATTTAAGAATACTCCTACTTTCAGTCTTATTGTCAGGTGTGTTAGTATTAGTTGTATTAGTAATACTATTAGTAGCTGTAGCTGTAGACTTACCCGGAACATAATTAATAGGCTTTAAGCTAATTTGATTAGCTTCTCTAACTCGCTTACCTTGCCCGGATACACTATCCCTAGCAGTCTCAAAATCAATAAAGCCACCTTTTTTCGAAACCTTACCAGTGACTAAACTCTCTATTTCTCTTCCACTGGTATTTCTGTATTGAGCCGCTTCTTTATCATACTCAACACTACCTTCAGTTAACTTTCTAGAAAGAGCAGACTCTTTAGATAATTCTTCAAGTAGCCTTGTTTGATTCTCACCAATATTTACTAAAGGAGTAATGTCAACATCTAAACTAACCCCGGTGACAGCTACTCTGACTTCTTTAAGGGAAGATATAACTTCATCAAGTTGCTCCTCTCTTTTATCATTATCTTCACCTGCAATTTCTCTTTCACTTTTTAGTTGAAGTAGTTGGGTTAAAAACCCGCGATCATTCTGTTCCTTGAGTTTATCAAGGAATACCTTAAAGCTAGGATCTGATGCAGAGGGTGTTTGCATTATACGTTAAAGTTAGGGGTTACAGGTCTTCTTCCACCTGGTGTCGGTGCAGGAGTCATGCTGAACTCTGTTGTTGTCTCAGTAGTATTATAGGACTGAGATGATCCGAATGATTGGGCCTGTGGTGATCCAAAGCCTGCTGATTGTGATGGGGTATTAAAGCCTCCCCCTGAGAACGATGGTACTGACGAAGATAGGTTAGGTGTTGGTACCCCGCCTCCTTGAAAACCGGTTGATACATTGGATGCTCCTGCTACCTTCTCCTGGGTACGACCGTAAGCTGAAACACCTAGAACAGCACCCATGGCTACGTGGAATAGACCACCACCTTGTAGTGTGATAGGGACCCATTGTCTAAATGCATCATTGGCAGCCTGTACTTCCCAGAACTGAACAACTGTAAACATAATTGGAAATAACGCAAAGTCAAATAGACAGCATGACATATACATCATAGCCATCATCGGACGCCATTTCTTGGTCATCCAATCTTCATCTGCTTTCTTCTGTACTTTTTCTTCTTTTTTATTTTCTCTAGTCATGTATTCCTCGCATTTTGTTTAAGTATTTTCAACTTCTCGTTTTCTTGTTTAATATAATCTATCAATAATGAAACATATATTTCCCTCTCCCACGGCATCATATTTTCTATTTCTGTTAAACTATACTTATGATGATGCATAAGTGAAAAGTTTAATTGAAAATAATTAACTAAGCTATCCGAGGAAAGGGTTATACGAAAAAATTCTGTAGTCCCTCTAATTTGGAAATATTATGTTTTCCACATTTAGGGCAATCACATTCAATTGTTTGTACAATCTTTGGAGATGTTACAAAAAACTTTTCTACTCTATCAAACTGTTCTTTAGTTAAAGAGTAAACAAACTCTTCAATTTCTTCCTTAGTTTGATCCTCTGCACTCCAGTAATCTTGATTATCATAAACACCTTTAATACATTTAATGATCAAATCAATAACTTTTTGATTATCGTTAGTTGCAAAAATGCCTACTACATCATCAAGTTTAGGGTATTTTAATTCTACCCCAATCTCGTCATTAATCATAATCTTATTAGAATGACCGCTACCGTATACTACTTCAAGATTTTCAATATTAAATGTAGCATCAATTTTTTCACCGCATTCACAATTTACAAGTACATCAACGGTTTCCCCGATTGACTTGGCACGTAAGAACATAAAAATATATTCAACATCAAAATGCGGTAATTCATTAACATCTAACTTTTTAAATGTACAAACATCGACTAATTCACGAATAATTCTAGATACTTCCTCTGTCTCTGCCTCTGACATTGTTAAAAGAACTTTATGCTCTTTTACCAGAAATGGTCTGTAAATTATCTTCTTACTTGTTGAGGGTAAGACCAACTCATATGTTGGTGTATTCAATTTTGGTAAAGCCATAATATCTCCTATAATTAATTACCAACGACCAATAAAATTACCTAATTGATCGTAATGATCTTCTCCAGTTGAAGTTATCGCTCTAGAGTTCATTCTTGTATCTGTAGTTGGTACTTCAGGGTACTGTCTCATTCTAGGAATATCTACAGCATTAACCTGTCTAGGTCTTGCAATGTTTCTCCAATACCGATATGCAAATAGTATATTTAACCGATGAGTTTGATTAGAAGAAGCATTATTTAATTCCATCAAGTTCATATTTCGAGGAAACGCTTCTAGCAATTCAATCTCATACGTTACATTTTCTTGTTCATCTAATTGTTTAATATTAATAGTAGATATGTAATCTTCTTGAAAACCTACCATTGATGACTCTGGGTCAACAATCTGAGCCATCCATTCATCGAAAAAAGTTTTAACTTTCATATCCCTGTCAACGTGAAAGGTCATAGACATACCCTCACCGCCGTATTCTGCTGTAAAGGGTCTTTGGTATGTAGCACCAAAAATTTTAAAAGATTTAGAAGCAATATTAATAGGGGGTAGGCTTGCCTGCTCGCAATACAAACTTATATTCCAAGGCTTAGTTGCAGATATGCCTCTAGGTTTATACGAAATAAAAACTTCGAACCGATTCGTTCTAGCTAAACTATCAGTAAAAATAGTACTTCTAAAATCTTTTATGCTAAAGTTAGCTTTTGCCATTAGTATTTCTTTCTGGAGTCTCTCCAGACCTCTTGTTTGTTAGCTCCAACAAATCTCTCAACCGGAAGTTGTGAAGCTGTAACCCAATCGGGGTAATGTACTTTTAAAAATCTTGATTGAAGCTGATCAAAGAGATAATGTTTAACACATGCCTTAACTGGCGCATATCTGGTTGAAGCATTCAATACTCTCCAGTTTAACTGAAGTCTTGTATTTTCCGTAACCTTAGCATCGTAGGCTAAGTCATGCATCGCTGCAAGTAATTTAAATCTAACAGGGTATGGTATATAATGTAAATTCAATCCAAAGAACCCACCCGGTACTTTTCTAAAAGGCAGTACCAAAGGGAACATATCCCAATAAGGTAACTTATCCTTTAACTTAGCATCATAGAAGAACATATACATGTTACCAGGCATAATAGTTGTCGTTAACTCAGGAGTGTTCGACATCAACTGATTAGGTCTGACGTTTTTAAGGCTCTTAATTTGAACCTGATACCAATCAAGGGAGCGATCTACATCACCCGCTTTCATTCTGATATCTTGAAAAGGATTAACAGTTGCCATAATTATATTTATCTGTTATAACCCAAGGTCTTTTTCGGTTAAAACTAAGAATTTCATGCCTCTATCAACGCAATACTCATTGGCCGCTTTCCATTTAGACTGATTAACCCCATATTGAAACACTTCATCAATAAATCTTTTGGTTTGGCGTTGTGGTATAACCGGGGGCTTTGTAAATTTTTCTGGTTTAATTTCAATTAAATACTTAGTAATAGCACCGTGTTTATCCTTAACCCGTATATAGAAATCTACAAAGTAACGGTGTACCTTACTATCAACAGGTGACTTATAAGGTATAATCATAGTTTCAGACCCCCATTCGAGTACAGACACATTATTATCACACCATTTCATAAATTTTAATTCCCACGAGGATCTATAGATAACATCTTGAATGTTACCTCTATACTTAGATGGGTTAGCTACTCTGTAGTGGCCTTTATAAGTTGATTTGTACATAGCGGGATAAATATAATATAATCCAACTATTTATGGAAACTTCATGCCTACCGAAGACTATATTGGGCTGTATAGAAAAGAATACACCAATCCTACAGATAAAACAATTAGAAGCACGGATAACAAGTTTGGTGTAAAGATCCTACAATATCCTTCAGACTTACAAACAAAACCGGATCTTAAACACTACGTGTTGTTTAATATTAACGTGCGCGGTAAATCTAAGATAGATAAAAGTAAAAGACTTTTTCAAGTTAAAAGAGACCCTAACTCTGCAAATTTAACAGAGGATCAATTAGCAAGCCCAGGGGTTAGAGGGCTAACAAATGTCGCAGCTGGTGTAGGTGCCGGGGTAGCTGTAACATCTCTTGCAAACGGTGTAGCCAAGGCATTTGGTAAAACCGGGGTTGTAGCATCCACTGTTGCAACAGTGGCAGGAGTAGCAGCTGGGGTTACAGTAGAACGCGTAATGGCTAATGCTGATATTCTTAAGCCAGATACTACTTATAGAATTTCAGATGCAATTGCTTTATATGTAGACGGCCCTCCTACAGTTAAATATGGTATGAATTATGCCAACAAAGAATTAGGTACTCTACTTGGTATTTTAAGTGGTAGTACATTTGATACTCAAGATGGATTTAAGGGCACCGCAGAAGCTGGTGCAGCAATTGGGGCGTCACTCGCTAAGTTACCTGGTGCGTTTGGAGCAGCAGATCTTTCTTCCGCGTTAAGTTCCTCTACAGCTACTTCCTTAAATCCTTTTAAAGAGGTTGTTTTTGAATCTGTAGATTTTAGATCATTTGCATTTAAGTATAAATTTTTTCCTAAAAATGATGCTGAATCAAAAGCTGTATATAATATCATAGCTTTATTTAAAGAACATATGCACCCAGAGATGTCAGATGGTAAGATGTTCTTTATTTACCCATCTGAATTCCAAATTACATATTATTTTGGAAATGATACAAACGAATACTTTCATAAATTTAGACCATGTGCTTTAGAGTCAATGGATGTTAGTTATGGTGGAGAACAATTCTCTTCTTTTAAAAATGGCGCACCTACTGAAATAAACGTATCACTGACCTTTAGAGAACTTGAGATTATTACTAAAAACATGGTTAGGGAAGGCTATTAATGTACTTTCAAAACTTTCCGTATACCTACTATTCGCTAGATAATGCTAGAACTTCACAAGTTGTAACTGATATTACAAACCGGGCTGTCATAAGTGATGAAGTAAAAACTAACTTAAGTCTATATGACGAGTATGATGTTAAAGATGGAGAAACACCAGAACTCGTTGCAGACAGGTTCTATAATAACCCTGAACTTCATTGGATTATTCTTCAATACAATGATATTATTGACCCGAGATTTGATTGGCCATTAGACACTAATAATTTAACTAGATACACTACAGGTAAATATAGTAACCCTAATGGTATTCATCATTATGAAGATACTAATCTAGCTATCACCAACGGTAATGTAATATTAAATGCAAATGTTAGCTATCTTAATGTAGGTAATGTAGTAGTTAACTTAAGCGGCACCGGTACAGGTTATATTACATCTAAAAATAGTTCATCTAATATTTTTGTAACTGTTACTACAGGTGGTTTTGTTACAGGTGATATTATTGCTAATGTATCTAACACCTTAGTTAATTCAACCATAACTGCAACTAGAACGCTATCCGGTACCCCTGTAACTAACTACGTTTATGAAGATGGTGTTAATGAGTCCAAGCGCCGAATTAAAATTTTAAAAACTTCTTATGTAGATGCTGTTGTTAGAGATTTTAAAAAGAAGTTAGGTGAATAATGATTGGAAATGATGGTCTACAGAAAGCTGGTGAGGTAAGGATTGAACAACTTAAGCTAATTAATTCTAGCGATGAAGTTATCGATCTATCTGAGTTTGTTGTAGAGTTAAATATTTACGAAGATATTTTTTCTAATTATCTTCGCGGTAATATCGTTATAACTGATAGTCGCAATCTTATTGATAAGTTCAACATTCATGGGGAAGAATTTTTAAATGTAAAGTTAAGAACTCCATCTTTTACCGACGTAATTGAAAAAACATTTAGAATTTTTAAACTAACTAATCGTGAAGTTGTAAGAGATACTAGTGTTCAAAACTATGTACTACATTTTGTTTCAGTAGAATTATTTTATGATATATCGTTACCTTTATTTGCACCTTTTGAAGGTACGGTAACAGATGTTGCAGGTAAGATATTTTCTGACTTTTTAGCCACATCCCGTAACTATAATATTTCTGAGTCTAATAACGGGGTATCAGAAGATGCTAAAGAAACACAACTTATAGTCATTAATGAAGCATCAAACAAAGTTAAGTTTGTGTCACCAGGCTGGTCACCTCTTAAATGTATTAATTGGTTAGCTTCAAAAGCCATACCTAAAGACGGTGTAGCTAAAAGTTTTATATTTTTTGAATCTAATAAAAACTTCTATTTTGGTACACTAGAAAACTTATTTAGAGATGCATACAAAAATAATAATTATCTTGGTCGTTATATAATATCAGCATCTAATATACGTCAAAATGAAAGTTCTCAAAATATTAACAGAGAAATGTTTCTAGCTAAAGATGTTGAGATGGTGGAATCTACAGACTATATTAAAAACTACACCAACGGTTATATGGGTAATCGTTTAATATTTTTAGATGTGTTCAATAAAGAATATCAACTCATAGATTATGATCATGTTAAAGAGTATGAAAAACAATTTCATACTTCAGGGGAAGGTGATAAAGCAAAACCTGTATTTAATAAAAATACAGCTAGAAATTTTGCTACTAATATAAGTTTTTATCCTAAAAATCCTAAATTATTTGACAACTATCAAGACAATATCAGTGAGAAAATGAATGAAATTCACGGTAACCGTCTATCTAGTATGTTAGAGTTAACAAATATAAAAATGAATATAACCGTACCTGGTAGAACCGATGCAGAGGTAGGTAGAATGTTATATTTTGATTACCCCTCATTAGGTGCTAAAGACGAGAAGGATGATGAGTCAAGTGCTCAAGATAAGTTATATTCCGGGTACTATTTAATTACAGCAATTCACCATAAAGTTACCAAAATGGAACATCAGATGGTTATGGAGATAATTAAAGATTCATTATCCGTTGATAAGCAGAGTTTTGAAAGAGCTTAATTATGCAAAAAATATTTAATAAAGACGGGTTTAATTGGTGGATTGGGGTTGTTGAGGATCGCATGGACCCTGAAAAGATGGGTAGATGTAGAGTACGCATATACGGATATCATACGGATAGTAAAGAAATTTTACCTACAAAAGATCTTCCATGGGCGACACCTATACAACCGATTACATCAGCTGCTATCTCCGGTATTGGTTCTTCACCGCTAGGTCCTGTTGAAGGTACATGGGTCATTGGATTTTTTCTCGATGGTGAGGACATGCAACAGCCGGCCATCTTTGGAACTATTGCAACCAAGGCAGCCAAGAAGGCATTTAAAGTACAAGAAGAAAAACCTCAAGTATCTAATCCAAACGATGGTGTACTTAAGGATGGTTCAGGTAACGTAGTTGTCGATGGTCAAGGAGAACCTGTTAAGGTCGGTACACCAACTGTTGAAGGTTGGGAGCTTGGCCAAACATCTGAAAAGTATGAATCCGGTGGCAAGGGTCCAGGTACGATTAATGCGTACAATGGAGGAGCAGGAGGCGATCTAGGTGGTGCATCTTACGGTACATACCAACTTGCATCTTTCCTACCAGCAGTTATGTCAACTGGTAGAGCAAGACCATCAGCTAAAAACTCTCCTGTTATTCAGTTTTTAAACAACTCTAAGTTTAAAGATAAATTTGTAGGGTTAGAACCTGCTACCGCTGCCTTTGATGCTAAATGGAAAGAAATTGCAACTACTAATGCTGCAGACTTTAAAAAAGAACAGCACGATTATATTCAGAAAAAATATTATGATGTTGCCGTAGCTAATCTTCAACGCCAGGGTCTAGACATGACCAAGTACGGACCAGCCGTACAAGATTTAATTTGGTCTGGAGCAGTACAATTCGGTCCTGCAAATACAAGAGCGTTTACAGAGGCGTTAAGAGATAAGAGTACCTTGACAGATAAAGATATTGTAACCTTAGTGAGTGAATGGAAAATTAATAACGTTACTACCTTGTTCAAGTCTAGTTCAGCGTCCATTCAAGCTGGGGTCAAATCTCGTTATCAATCCGAAAAACAAGCATTACTAAATTTAATTAAATAATGGATCCGTTAATTACAAAACAAATTCAAGGGGTACTTGAGAACAATATCTTT